GATTGAAGGCTTTTTGTAGCTTTTGCTCTAATTCCATAGATACCATTGCGAGCATAGAGTTAGTGTCCACACGATCTAACCTACGGGCATCTGCTGATTCTGCAACAAACTTCTGTTGTGATAGTGTACTGATTCCTAATGTCGCCATTTGCATCTGCAATTCTTTTATTTCTGCTGATTGTGCTTCAAATGCACTACTAGCTGGCTCTACATAATAAACTTTGTTACCAGGCTGAGTTGCCATTGCATAGTTAACAGATATAGCTAAATCTTTGGTCTGGTCATCATATCCTTCCATTACCAGCATTGGTTGTGATGCAACGTGCAAACTATGTATTAAATCAGCTTGTCTTTGAAAATGTGCAAGATTTAAATATGCAATGTCTAATAAAGGTGGTTTGCTTACTAAATTATCTGTTTTTCCAGAATAAATAGTAACAAGAGGTATTTCTCCTAAAGAAAACTCACCAGATTCAACCTGTGCATAATCTTTGTCTACTGAACCTACTTCAAAATTACCAGCAGAACTTCCATCAGAAACATCATACATTTCTTCAATTTGTTCTTTTTTACGAAATACTCTATACTTTCCTGGTTCTATTACTCTTATCTGGTCGAATACTTTTTCTCCAAACTGACCACTAGGTAATACAGCTTTTTCTGCTATTCTTGCCTGTACTAAATTTCCATAATTAGATTCTCTATCTAACCTCCAACCATATAAATTTGTAGGATCTACTTCAATCCAATAAGGTCTACGATTCTGTTGTCTTTCCTCTGCAAGTGTTAATGCTCCAGAAGGTGCAGGATAATCAACAAGAATATGACTTTGACCATAAGTAAGAGAACACATTAATATTCTTCTTGCATATTCATCTAAATCTGATTTACAGCCATCAACATCCATTTTAAACATCTCTGTCCAGTATGGATCGCCTGTTAAAGTTATTGGTTTTCTAAGAACTAAGCCTGTAGCTGCTCTTATTAATCTCTGTGTAAATGGACTAAATACTGCTCTGTTAACTCTTGCAAGGTAAGCGTCATAATCTTCTCTTGGTTCTAATGGTAAAAATGCTTCACTGTTTGTTCTTAAATAATCAGTTCCTTCGCTGACAGCTTTCATTATCTCCCAACCTTTCATCATGTCTAAAACTGCTCTAGTTCTAGTAAAAGGACTATCAACTCCACCTACTGAAGTAGATGAGATGATGTTGGTTCGTATTGGTCCTGGGATTGCGTAGGTCATGTCAGCACTTCCATCTCCTTAATGCTAATGCTTTTCTAGTTGGTCTGCCTTTTTTGTCTTTTAATGGACCAGGCATACCCTTCATACGGGCACAGAATGATTTTCGTCTAGCTGCTCTTTTTCCTGTGGGGTTCTTTTCAGTAACGGGTGCTTGTAAGTTGCTGCCTGTTGCTCTGTTGTATTTCGCACGACCTTTTGCTGTCAGTCCACCCTTTTTGGATTTTTCGCCTCTGCCTACTGATAAACTGACTCCTTTACGTTTAGCCATTATTTTCCTACCTTTGCTTGTGCTCGTTTGTGAGCAACAGTGAATGAAACACCCTGTCTCATCAGTCTCTTCATAAGATCCATGTGCTTATCTGTATGGTGCACAGAATGTTCTTTAAGTTTACTTTTTTGACGGGTGGTTAATTTCACTTCTTCTTCCTCTTTTTCTTTTTAGCATTTAGCTTTTTTAAGTCAGCACCAGTAATCTTATCCCGTGGTGGGGCAACGGCAGCAAGTTTGCGTTGCTTGGCTGAATAAGATTTTTTAGGCATTATACAGCGTTGGTTATAGCACCATTTGTTTGAAAGCTTACACTGACAGTTTCAAGATCGCCTGTTGAAGCAGCTAGAGTTGTTCCTGTGACAATACCAGAAAAACTTACTTTTTTAGTGCCAGAAGTGTCCAAAAATAATTCAAAAACAGCATCACCAGCATCTTCTGTGGTTAAAACATCTGCCAATAAATTTGCAGTTTCATTTCCGCTTGCTGCTGTGTATAGAAAGTCTATAGAGCCTGTACCAGAAATTAATCCACCTACAAAGTTTCTTGTGGTGTTACCGTGTGCAGTCACGTCTAATGTTTCTTTAGCTATATCTAAACTCCAAGCTGTAGTAGATACGATTGCTTCAGTTGTACCAGAAGAGTTCTTAAATTTAACAGAACCTTCCTCTCCACGAAAAAATGCCATGATTCAAAGAAAAAAGAGTATTTATAGATAGTTTAACTTGTTGTTGACTTTTTTACAGTACCTTCTGTCAGTTTTCTTTGATATTGTTCACATCTGGGGTCCCACAGAGCAGGATTACGTTTGCCTTTGACTTTTTCGATGATGTCGAGCATCTCTTCAGTGATTTCTGTCATTTTTTCTTTTTAGTAGTTTTTCGCCTATGTTGATAGGTTATCTTCTTTTTACCAGTTTTTTCACGTTTAAACCTTTCTTTCTCACTTTTTGTCATTTCTCCTACAGTCTTAGGTGTCTTACTTGAGACACGCTTCTTTGGTCTACACGCTGGATAAGCTCTATTTTCACCTTTGGAACGACCACAAGGTTTACCAGTTTTGACATCTACCCAGTTTTCTTTGAACCAACGGGTTAAACCGCCACTACTTCTTGCCACTTTTCTTTGCCTCAGTGCGATAAGTACCACCACGTTTTTTGTACTCTCGTACAAGCCATGCGTTAGCGTAAGCGGAGGGGTAAACCTTGAATTTGCGTTTTGCTTCTGATTTTACTCTGGAATATAACGCTTTATTTACAGGAACATTCGCCACGTTTCTTACCTCCCTTCTTTTTCTTCTTCTTTTTCTTAGTTGTATGGTACATAGTAAGAATTAGGTAGTTCTTAGTATATTCTAAACGAAGTTTGACCTAATGTCTCTGGTTTTGCAAGGTTAAATTGTTGGAGGCAAAGGTAGCCGAAAGCGTCAAATGCGTGGTCAACCCCTAAATTTTTATTGGGCATACCTGTGTTTGGAGCGTAAGTTAAAGTTCTGAGCGATTTTATTAATTCTTTACAGCGTGGGTGGATTAAAGTTCGTCTTTCTCCTGCTGCGTCATATAGTGCAGTGTTTACGGATGTTACTTTGTCTCGTATTTTCCAGGGGGCTCTGGGAGATGACACAGTAAATCCGCTTCTGCGTAGGATAGTGTGGTCCGTTGAACCTACTCCTGATGTTTTTCTGGCAGCACCCGTGGGGTCGGGGCAAGCTATTACTCTACGTTCCACACCATATCGGTTGGTTACTTCTTCGGCAAAATCCCAGGTTGTTGCCCCACCCGTCATAATTATTTCATCGAAGACGTAGAGGTATTCTCGGTAGCGGACTGCACAGATTCCGCAGAGTGGGTCTACGTTAAAGTCAACTCCCAGGAGTAGTGGGGCGATGTTTATGTCCTCGGCATCGGTAGAAATGTTGGAATCTGAAAAGGAGACTGCAACGAGACCAGTGAGATTCTCAAAGCTGGCTTCAAATTCTTGCTTGAATGTTCTTATGTCCAGTTGGGATCTCGCTGCTTCGACTTCTTCTTTTGGTACGTTGCCCCCGTCTATTGTTGTGAAGCTCCAGCGTTTCCAATCTCCTGATGTATCTTCTGGAACGTAACACCATAAGTCATAGAACCAGGAGGCTGTGCCATCTGGTGTTGATATGAAGAGGGCCCAGCCTTGTTTATCTGCGAGGGCTGGTCGGATAACTTGGAACCAGACATCGGAATCCATGAAGGCTGCTTCGTCAAGTACTACTCCAGCAAGGCTTCGGCCTCGGAGGGTCATGGCATTTTCTGTTCCTTTGAGTTCGATTAGCGATCCATTAATTAGTTCGATTTTTAGGTCGGTTTCGTTTTTGGAGGCTATCCATTGGGTTGGGATTAGTTTCTTTATTTCTTTCCAGGCTATGTCTTTTGCCATGCGATAGGTTGGGGCACAGTAGAAGTAGGTTTCGCCTGGGCGGTTTATTGCTGCTTTCAGTAGTTCGATGCAGGATAAGTAGGATTTTCCGAATCTTCTGCCAGCTACCAGGACTCTGAATCTTTGTTCTGCGTTGA